ACTGGCACTGTCGCAATGCTGTCATAGTCTTTGCCTGGCGCCCAAAGGTTGCCTGAGATGCTAGAGGCGATTATTCCTAAGTTTGGCATCAGGCAACATCGCCCGTCACTAACCAAGTGTCAGTTGCGATTTTGATGCAAGAAGCAACTGAATTGACCACTCGAAGTTTTGGAGCTGTTGAAGTTGCGCCTGTTGAAAGAACTGTTGTTGTGCCTGAAGTTACCGCCTGAATTGTTGGCTGACCTGCGCCCGTAATCCACGCAACATTTATCTGAGTTCCAACAGGATAGGCAACGCTTGCATTTGTTGGGATTGAAAGTGTCTGCGCTGAGGCGTTGTTTGATGTTACCAACTTGCCGTTATCAGCTAGAACGAAAGTGTAGGTCGTTGATGTGTTTGCGTTGATGCTCAAGTTCAACTTAGGGTCATTGATCGTTGGCGAAGTTAAAGTCTTATTTGTAAGTGTTTGGGCAGTTGTCAAATCAACTGTTGTTCCCGTATCAATTGAAAGAGTAACTGCGCCCGAAGTACCGCCACCGCTTAAACCTGTTCCTGCTGTTACTGCGGTGATGTCACCAGGGTTTGAAACATCTATCCAAGAACTGCCGTCATACAGTTGAAACGCATTTGTGCCTGTTAAGTAAGAGAACATTCCTTCGGCAAGAACACCTGAAAGGGCGGTTGTGCGAGCTGATGAATCAGCAAACACCATAATAACCTGTTGTTGCAAGTAAGTATTTACTTGCGCAGCCGTTAAAACATCGCCGGTATTAAATAAACGGTAGCCCGCACCTGCCATTGTTATCTCCTTGTTAGTAACTCAGGATGCCTGAGTCAAGTCTGCCTTGAGTTGTGCTGTCCAATAAAAACGCCTGAATGATAGGTTCAGATGTTAGCAAAATTGTGTTCCAACTTCGCGGTGTTATATCGTGAGCAATGCCTTGAACAAATAACTCACGGGTGACGGTTGAACCGCCGGGAACTGCCTTAGTGATATTGATTAGGTCAAAGATTTCAGAATCAAGAGCTGCGATGATTCGAGTTTCTGCCGCTTCATCGTAAAGGTTCAAAGTCATTGAATCAATGCGCAAAACTGCATCTTTGCGAGCTGCCAAAAGCATAACTGCCTGATTGTTTGCCTCTGTGTTGGTTTGAACTAGCAAACCATCTCTAACGCCTGAGTGCAAAAAGTAAGTATCAATTGAGGTTTGGTCAAAAACATTCTGAACCGCAAGCCCCAAACCTTGAACCGTAACATCATTGACAATCAAGGTGTCATCGTAGGCGAAGTCAATGCCCTGATAAAAAATGCCTGTTCCATCATCGGCGTAAACAACAGGCGTTGAGTCTGCCTTCTTGCTGACATCTGATCGGGAAAGGTAATTTACGGTTCCCAAAGAATCAAGATAGAAAGCGCCAAATTCTGATTTTTCAACTAATTGAATTGCCCCAAGCACATCGCGGTTGGCGGTGCCAGGGTCATTTTGAAGTTCTGAATCGCCTGTTGAAATTGCCCGTTGGGATTGAGGCCAATCAACTAAATCAAGAAAGTTGGTAATGCGTGAACCCGACAATTGCCCCGCCGATGCGCCCGCCAAGGTGGTAACGCTGACATTGTTGAAGAATCGGAATCCATCAACGCATTTGAGGGTTACGCTTGAGGTTTCACTCACGCCAACTTTGAAATTTGTGTCATAGCTTTGAATGTAGCCCGCAAAAAGTGGGTACTGAACGCCCTCATATTCGCCCCAAATGCGGATTTTACGCAATGGAACTAACTTGCCGTAATAAGGCGATGCCGGGTTGCTTGGGTTATACGCGCCCGTTGTATCCTCAAGAACAACTGTTGCTGAACCCGCTTCAAACTTGTCCAAGATACGGTTTCGACCACGCCGAATTCCAACGCGCAAAATGGTGCTTGAGATGTCGGCGCTGTCATCGGCATCAGCTAACTGACCCGTGCCAAGTTTGCCTTTAATTGCATCACCTAAAGTGAAAGCGGTTGAAACAAATGCGGGGCCATTGGTGAAGTCAATGCTCGCCTTGAGCTGTGGTAGCCCTGCCATTAGATTGAAATCGCAGACAAATTGATTGACTTACCCGATTTTTGAAGTCCAAGAATTTGATCGCGAATTACTGCTACCAAATCGCCTTCGCTGATAACGCTGCCGCCAACATTGATCGTGATGTTTGAACCACCACCCATTGAACCCATTTGTGAAAGTGGAATTACTGCCTCAGGGCCAGCCTCGCCAATCATTGAAAGTGTTGGTGATGTAACGATGCCGCCTGCTGCTAAGAATGGAATTTGATTTTTTAAGTAATCAGGCAAACTGCCACCGAAACCGCCGCCTGTGTTGCCACTTGATGGTGGAATTACAGGTGATTGTGCGCCAATACCTGCTGCGGCTGCGGCGTAACTAGATAAAGCGGCTGTTGCTGAAATCCAACCAACGGCGGCGGCATCTGAACCCGCTGTGATGCTTGGGTCATAAGTGAAAACACCTTCAGAAATTTCTTTGTAGGCTTCAACGCTACCGTAAGCCAAAAGCCAAGCACCTTCAGCTTCAACGGGGGCGGCAAATAGGCTTGGGTCATAGCCAAATTCTTCAAGAATTTTGGCAAGATATTTTTCAACCTCGGCCTTGGTCATTCCCCATTTGGTGCTAAGGTTATTGACCTCAGTTAAATCAATCTTGCCGTCACTTGCTACCTTAAAAGCGGCAGCATAATCATAAACTTGCTTTTCAGTTAATTTCCACTTGTCCTGCAACTTGCCAATTTCAGCATCGGATAAAGTGCCATCATTTAGTGCGGCAAAGAAATCAAGGTACTTTGCAGCTTCTTGATAAGTGATGCCCCAAGTTTCAGCTAACTTAGCAACTTCAGAGGCGCTGACTTCATTATCACGAACTGAAATAATTGTTTGAACATAAAGTTGCGCGGCGGTGGTAGTAATTCCCCACTTGGCGGCAAGTAACTCAAACTCAGCAGGCGTGATCTTGGTGTCAGCAAGCGCCATCAAAATATCGTTATAGCGCATTGCTGCTTCGGTTGCCGCGTTGTTTTGTTCAATTTCAAACTTACGGGCAGCAACAAAAGCAGCGAATCTTGCTTGTTCAGCAATTGCGCCTTGCTTGACTAGATTGAGGCGAGCCGCTTCAAGTTGGATTGGGTCATCTTCATTTCTTGCTGTTGCTCCTGCTTTAGTAAGGGCGGCTTGCGCTTTAAGGCTATCTGCCTTTTTCTTAGCGGCGATAGCTGCTTCAGCAGCAGATTTTCTAGCGGCAGCAGCAGCGGCAATTTCAGCTTTAGTTAATTTTATAACAAGTTTTTCAGTTGATTCATAAACTCGATCTGCTGACATTGAATAGTTGCCAAGTGCGGCTGTTTGGGCATTGATTGAATCTGTTGCTGTGTCAATTGCTTTGCTTGATTTATACATTGCAAGACCAATGCCACCGGCTGTTGCAACAAATACGCCAATCGCAGCTGAGGCAGCAAGAGCTGAAACACCGCCTGTTGCAAATGCAGTTGCGGTACCAGCAACAGTTGCCTGAATTGCTTGTTTCTTAAATGCTAGTGCTAAAAGTTCAATAACTTTAATAAAAGCATAAACTTTTGAAGCAACAAATAAACCAGCCAATACGGCGCCAAATGCTTTAACCATTCCCATATTGCGTGAAATAAAACCAAAGAATTGAACCATTTTGACAACAACTATTTGCAAGTTTTCAAAAACTGATTTTAGGCTTGCGGCAATCTTATCTTTATTGGCAGATGTCCACGCTTCAAGTGCGGGCAAAACATTTGCTTGAATATAAGAGGCAAATTCTGTAATAACAGGCAAGAGGGCATAACCCAAAGTTTCAAGAACTTCGCCATAAGCAATTTTCAAACCTTCAAGTCGGCCTGCCAAAGTATCGGCAGCAGCGGCAGCGGCACCTTTTGAAACTCTTGAAACAGTATCAAGTGCGCCTGCAAAATCTTTAGATTTGACCGTGACGGCAGAAATCTCAGGATAAAGCTTCTTTAGCGCACCGATGTTGCCGCTGTGAGCTTTAGCAAGTAATTTTGAAGCAGTAACTAAATCAATCTGCTTGTTTGCAGAAATATCAAGAGCAACACTTTGAAGTTTTTGCGCTTCGGTAATTGAGCCTGTAACTGCCACCAATGCTGATAAAGATGGGCGCAGTTGGTCATCGGCAACATTGAACAACTTTTGCTGTTTGGTTATGTATTCTTCAACTGAGGCAATAGCTGAATTAGTAGCGCCAACAGTATTTTTTAACGAATTGGCAAGAAGTACCTGCGATTTTTGATCTTCCACCGCAGCTTGAACTGCATCTTTACCAATTTTGCCAGCAAAGGCAAGTGCTGCTCCACCTGCAAGGGCAAATGCTTTAGTTGCTTTTTTAGAAAAGGCATCAAAATCTTTGCCTAATTTGGCAATATCTTTTTGAGCTGCCTTTGAACCTTTGGCGCTGTATTGGCTAACTATGCGGGCAACTACTGCTCCAACTGCCATTGATTAGCCCTTCTTATTTGTGTTTAAGTGCTGCTGAAGTGTTCTTTCGGCATCTTCAAGTGCATCTGCAATTTTCTTTTCAATCTCAGCCTTGCTTTTATCAACAACCGACCAAATAAGGCGTGAGGCTTTACTGAACCAATTAAGATTTTGAATAAATTGCCCGCTGCCACCTAATCGCCCGCCAACTTCAAAGATAACACCTGCGGCTGATTTGTTGATCAAAGCACCTGCCGAAGTTGTGTAATCTGCGCGAACTTTACCTTGGGCGCGAGTAGAAACAATGCCTGTCTTAATTGCGCCTGTATCCCAAGCAGGCCAACCCTTACCACCGCGAGAAGTCTTGCTTGGATTCTTTGGCTCAACCTTACGCCAACCGCGCATTGGTGTATCTGATTGGGAACTTCCAATTTTATCAACTTTGTTGCGAGCTTGATCTCTTGCTTGGCGAAGTTCAGCAGAAATAACTTTGTTAAAGCCCTTGACGGCATCTTCATCAAATTTCTTCAATGCCGCCAAGGTGTCTTTAACACCGATCAAAACAAATGCTTTTTCAGCCATTATTTACTCCGCGCTTTGTTGCGTTCTTTTATGTAGGCAACGATTGCTTCCAAAATGCCATCGGGGGCATCTAGTAAATCAAGTGGAGATAATCCCGACTCCACCGAAATTGCTGCTATTGAATAAGTCAGGCTATCTCGGTGGATTCGGAATTTGGGTCTGTAAGTAACTCAACTGAAACTAAATCGTCAAGAAAACCGTTACCAAATGGCTTCACAACTTTGCCGTTAGCGGCAAGAGCTGCGTGGCCTAAATAATAAATGTGTTCTAGCTTTTGTTCTTCGCCAAGTAACTTAGCAAATCCCTTGCCAAACTTTTGCTCAAACCCAACGATGATTCGGGGAGTCAGCGAAAAGACTCCCTCGAAACCATCTGTTGTTTTAACTTTGATCTGTAATCCATCCATTGTTTTCCCCCTTGTTTAGTTAGGATGTTGCTTTTGTGATTGCGCCTGAAATTGGCCAAGTAACTGAAGCGGTGGCAAGTTCGCCAACGCCACCGTTAAGTGGTGTCCATTCTGATACAAGAACTGAGAATGTATAAGAAGGATTTGTTGCGCTTACTGCTGCATTGACAGGTTTTACGGTGCAAGTTACGGCGGTGCCAAGTAAAGGATAAATTACTTGTTCAACGCTTGAAGTTGCGTAATCCTGGTGAAACTCGAAGGTCGCAGAATTGTCAGCCAATCCGGCCACCCGGGTCTTTGCGGTATTTCCGAAACTGGTGGTTTCGACAATATCAAATGATGTTGCCAAACTTAGGCTGCTAATGTGGTCAGACAAGTCTGAGTTTGTACCGAATACAACTTGTGCGTTTGTTAATACTAATCTTGCCATTTTATGCTGTCGCCTTTGTGATAGCGCCTGAGATAGGCCAAGTTACGGATGCGGTTGCGAGTTCACCAACTCCACCGTTAAGTGGTGTCCATTCAGAAACAAGTGCTGTGAAAGAATATGAAGGTGATGTTGCACTTACGGTTGAAGTTGGTGACACTAGAATTGTAGTGGTAGTGCCTAAAAGTGGATAGATGGTTGCTTCAACATTTGAAGAAGCGTAATCTTGGTGAAATTCAATTGTCACCGAATTATCCTGCAAGCCGGCAACGCGAGTTTTTGCTGCTGTTGAAGAAAATGCTGAAGTTTCAACTACATCATTTGTTGTTGAAAGTGAAACTGAAGAAATATGATCACTCAGATTCACGCTATTGATTACGCATTTTGCATCTGTTAAAACGATTCTGGCCATATTATTTGGCTCCTTCTTGAGTTGTTACTGGCTTGATTGACGGTGTTGAATCTGACTTGATATGTGAACCTTCAAGAAGTGCATCAATGTTTGCACCTGCTTCAAGTAGTTCCTTTTCGGTGAGGTTGTCACCCTTGCTTTTTCCGCAAACCTCTAAATCTGAGGTTACTGTGTAGCTCATTTGTTTCTCCTTATCCCCAAATTGTGAGGCGGTAGCGGTAGCTTAAATAAAGATTGCCTTGCGAGTCATAAGTTCCTGATTCGGCGCTTAATACTCGCAAAGTTTGAACTGCGCCCCCTAAGGTGCGATCACCTTCAAGGGCGGCCTTAATTGAACCTGCACCCGTTCCCGCCAAGTAAGCATCTAACTTGTCTTGACCCGAACGGGCATCAAAGCGTTGCACAATCACATAAATATCAACATTGGCTTGGTCTAAACCTCGCGCATTGTCAATATCAAATGTGAAATCTAATTGCCCTACGATTGCGCAGGGTGGCGTTGGCACCTCAGGGATTAAGTCAAAGGCGCGAAGCCCTGTGATGGTCTGCAAACGGGTTTTTAGCCCATCTCTGACGGTGCTTACATTCATTTAGCAATGCCATTCTGCTTGCGGAATGGGCGAACAAGTGCCTCAACATCGGCATCTAATTTGGCAGAAAGTCGAACGGTGCCAAGGTCGGGGGTTCCCGCAATTCCAAAGGGTGATTGACGGCGAACAAAGAGGCGAGAAGATTGAATTAGCGTTGCCATATTGATCTCCGAAGGTGTTGCTGACCATCCCCAAACGCCTCTCACGCGAACTGCTTGCGGTAAGAAGTAGGGGAAAACATAACTTCCAACCGCCAAAATGCGTGAGTAAGGCCAACCTCGGCGGGGATTATTGACAGGTTCGGTCAAGAAATCGGCAGTTGTCCAAACGCTTTCATAAGTTTGGTTAAAATTGTCATCTGTTGCGATTTCGGCAATGCTCACAAAATCATCAACGGGCAGAATGTAAGCATCTTCGGGTGTGTAGTAACGATAAACAGGCGATTGGGTAGTTCCATCGGCGTAAAAGAATCGCCCTGTGTAGTCATCAATCATTCGGCTTGCTGAATTGATAGCAGCCTCAAGCGGGGTGTCATCAACTGAGTCGGTAATGGCAAGAGATGCCTTCAACTCGGCAAGGGTGCAGTACCCGTTAGTTATTGCCACGAATGATTCTCTTTTCTGCTTTAGGCAGCATCGCCCTTTCTAAATCAGGGGCAGCCGTTGCGGTTTCTTTTGGCTTGCGAGCTAATCGCAAAATTCTTTTCAATCTTTCCATAATTGGTGGTGCCGTTCATCTAACCAATAAGACTTTTGATGCGGCAAAATTGCTCCCGTGTTTACATAAATTGGGAAACCTAATGCTCTAATTCTACGGCAAAAAAGTAAATCTTCACCAATCCAATTTCCATCAACGGGGCCATCCCAAAACCAACACCAATCGGTGCCTTGGTTTGCATCTGCGGTTTCACGCATTTTTTCTAACACGCTGCGGTGGATAAGTAAGCAACCTGTTCCCGCAGCATCAATTTCAAAAACTGAATCTTTGTCATACTTATACAAAGGCAAGAAACCTTCAGGTGCATCTTGGAAGATAGCAGGCACCGGTTTTGGATACGGTGCGCCTTCAATTCCAAATCCTGCAAAAACTAAACCTGCCACAACAGGGCGTTCTTTATCGTGGGCAGTTTCAAGCAATTTATCAA